GTTGCCGGGCGCCGCACCCAGCGCGCGCACCATGGCGTCCAGGTCCGCCTGCTTGGCCTTGTCTTGGCGGTAGTCCACGATGCCCAGCGCAGGGTTCTTGGCAACGTCGTCCAGGAAGCCGCTGATGGTGCTGTTCCAGGCCTGCTGCGCCGACTGGGCCTGCATCTCGGCCGACATCGTGGCCCGCGTCTTCATGTCGCGCAGCGTGTCGCGCTGGTCCTGCAGGCGGTCCAGCTCCGCGTCCAGCTCGGCCTGCTCCAGCTCACCCTCGTTGAACTTGGCGCGCGCGGCTGCCACGGCATCCCTGTTGGCCTTCACCTGGGCGTCGTAGTCGGCGGGCAGCTCTGCACGGTACCCGCCGGCCTGCTGGGCAGCCTGCGGATTCGGAGCGGGCGCGTCCGTCGGCTGCGTGGCATCAGTGGGTTCTGCGGGTGCAGCAGCAGGGACGGCTGCAGGCGCTGCAGCGGGCGCAGCGGTGGTGTCAGTGGCTTCGGTGGCCGTGCTGGGCTCGGGCTTGTCCTTGCCCGCGTCGGCGCCCTCCTCCTCCTCTTCCGCATCGAGGGGGCCGCGCCCCAGGGCAGCCAGCGCTGCTGCGTTGTCTTCCTCGGGGTCGTAGTCGTTGTCGTCGGCTTCCATGGCCTCGCGCTCGGCGTCGGACAGGAGGCGCAGGTGGTCGTCGTTCAAGCTCATGTGTGCGTCCTTTCGTGGTTTGGATCACGGCAGGGTGGCAGGCTTGGTACGGACGGGGACACACAAGCAGAAAGGGGCCCAGCGAGTTCGCGGCGACATGATCGCCCTCGCGGAGCCCCTGACATTCGTTGCAGTAGCAGGCTCTACTGCACACCTTTTTCAGGTGCTACTTGGTCACTACAGCGGCAACACCGACAGCAGGTACTGAAAGATGTGGGTCGGCAAAGTGCACTGGTTGACGGGCTCAATCAGGACATTGCTCCACTGTACGCACCATTCGTGCAATGCGGAAATGGATTCGAAAAACGCTAACAACAATTTCGACATGAAGTTTCTCCAGGTTGTTGGAGAACGCGCCGAAAGTTTCGAGAGAAAAACGGCGTTATTTACGCCGTAAATATCTGCTGCTAAACTTTCCTTGCGTTCAGGCTGCTACTGAAATCGCAAACCCCCGGAAGTGCGTCCAACACTTCCGGACACAAGGCCTCCTCACGGGGGCTTTGTTGTTTGCTCTCAGTGCCTCAACTATATGGGAATCCAGCGTTTTCGTGCGAGGCCAGAGCCCTCAAAAGCAGCTCGCTGTAACACCCAGATCGAAAAAGTCCAGCAGCCGTGCGGCTTATTTGATTTCCATTTTTTTTTCGAAACCCACAGAAAAGCCGAACAAGACCATTTCATCATAGTGGTCAATTGTTTCTAATGTCCCACATAAGCGGCATTACAGAATCGGGGCAGCAATCACTGGCCAGGCAGCGCGACAGGTTTCTGCATCAACTGCGTGCCCATCAGCTCGTTTTGCCAGTTCCGTGTATCGCTCGCTGCACTGTCCGAGTAACTGGTTGAGGGTGTTGCTGTACTCAATGAGGGCGGAGGGGGAAGCATCAGCAAGTCGCCGCTCGGCATTGGACAGTTGCCTGCGCAGGCTGTCACGCTCACGGCCAGCCCGAGCAGCATCAGCTTGGAGAGAGTTTTGCTTCTTGATTGCAGCATTCAGCGCTTCCTGGTTCTTTGTGTTGATGGACTGTTCTGCCTGGCGCAAGCGGGCGTCTGCCGCGCGCTGGGCTGTGCTGACAGCCAGCTTTTCGCCCACGGCTGCGGCGCGGGCCTCGGCCAGGTCGGCGCCCAGGCGTGCGCCCTGGTAGTTCCAAGCGAGGAACGCGGCGAGACCTGCGGCGGCCAGATGGGTGGTAGCACGGGTGCTCACGGCTGGGCCTCCAGGCACAGCGCCCGCTCAGCTTGGCGCCGGTTCTGCAGCCCCTGCACGAACACCCCGCCCGCATAGGACCAGTTCGGACGGCCATCCGGCGTGCGCGCGATCAGGTCGCAGCCAGCCCGCAGATTGCCCGCATTGATCTGGCGCACGGCCTGCGATCCGCAGGCGCCTTCCTTGCCCACATTGACCGCGAAGATGGTCAGTCCAATCAGGCGCCGCGCCGTCAGGTAGTCCCAGTTCAAGCAGCCCAGCACGGCATAGCCATATTCGAGGAGGGTGGTCTTGTTGATGGCCTGGCACTGGTCGCTGGTCAGCCGGGTGCCCACCACTGCCGCGGGGTCTGTGCGGCCAGCGCAGTAGGTGGGCAGGCCGCCGGCCAGGTGATCGGCATAGACCTGCAGCACGTTGCCTTCCCAGCGCTCCAGGGTCTGGAAGGCCAGCGGGCTGGTGAGCGCGGCAACCAGCACTGCGGGGATGGCTCCCTTGCGCAGCAGCGCGTCGGGCATTCGGACCTCGCTCACGACCGCACCTCGCATGCTGCGGCCAGCTCCTGCGCCTGGCGCGCCCGGCGGTCCTCGCGCTCATTGCTCCAGCGCCACAGCAGGTAGATGACCTGCAGCACCACGTAGAGGATGGTCAGGGCCGTGGCCGTGTGGGTCATGGTCCAGCCGTTGGCGACGTTGGTGGCCACCACGGTGACCGGCGGCGCGGCCTTGGCGCCCTCCACAGCCGCCGTGCGCACGATGGTTTCTCGATCCATATCAGTCCTTGTTGTCGAATTGGTTCAGCCGGCCCGACATGGCGTCGAGCGTTTGGCGGCTCTGGGCTTGGATCTGGGCCACGCGCTCGCGCGAGTCGGCCTCGATGTGCGCCACCTGCAGGCGCACGTCCTGGTCACCCTTGATCTGCAGCGTCTTGTTGGCCAGGTCAGCCTGGGTCTTGGCCAGCTTGCGGCGCAGCTCGTCCAGCTCCAGGTCGGCATCGCGGCGCACGGTGGCGGCCACGCCTTCCATCTGCTGGGCCAGCGCAGGGTTGCCGCCGGCGGCGCGCAGCTGCTCGGCCTCGGCTTCCAGCTTCTCTGCGCGGGCGTTGATCTCCCGGACCTTGGCTTGCTGCTCGGCCAGCGCCTGGCGCGCGCTCTCCTGCTGCATCTGCAGGGCCTCGGCCTGGGCCTGCATCTGCTGCTGGACCTGCTGCTGCTCCTCTGGCGTGAGGGGCTTGTTGGGGTCGCGCTCGCCGGTGAGCTTGCGCAGTTCGTCGGCCACCAGGTCGTTGTTGGGCAGGTCCGAATACTCCATGGCCAGCGTCATGATGCGGATGGCCACCTCGGGCGGCAGGCGGCCCGCCAGCTGATTCAGGCTTTCGAACATGACCTGGCGCAGCGTGCCCGAATAGTCCTGCTCCGCCACCACGAAGTCGGCCATGCTGGCCGTGATGTCGTTCAGGTAGCGCACGCTCCCGTCTGGCTGGACCTCGGGCTGGTTGACCTTCACCCAGTCCAGCCGGCCCTTGTGGCCCGACAGGCGAATAACCTTCTCCTCGGTGTACCACTGCTCCAACAGGCTCAACAGCTTCTCGCCATGGATCTGCACGGCGAAGCGCAGGTTGTCGAAGGGCTGCGTGGTCACGACCGAGCCCTGCAGCTGGCGGGCCTCGATCGCGCGGCCGCTGACGGCGTTGGTGCGCCGGCCCAGGTTCTCGTCGCTGATGCCCGCGGACTTCTGGATGGCCTGGCCGTCCAGCGTCATCATCTGCACTTGCCCGGCGGCCATCTCGCTGTCGCGGTGGACCTCGAACTTCTTGCCGGCCTTGTAGATCACCACGCCGTCCGGCTGGTTGACCTCCTCGCGCGCCTCGTTGATGTCATCGAAGGCGCCCTTCTCCGCAAAGATCTGGTTCGTGGACAGCAGGAACAGCGCCTTGCTGGCCCGCTTGTTCAGGTCCATCTGCAGATCGCGCACGCGGCGCACCACGCCGTAGGGCATGCGGTCGCGGCCGCGGCGGTAGCACCAGATGGGCGTCAGGCTGAAACTGTTGTGGCGCATGGGCGTTGGGGCCAGGGCCAGCAGATGGCCCTCGGTGAAGACCGCGACGTGCATGCGCATGGCGACACGCTCCACGATGGAGCCGCCATGAGCGCCCACCACGGCGCGCAGCGCATGGTCCCAGGGCTCCACGAACGAGCCCTTGAAGGGGCCGCTGGTCACCACCTGAACAGACGCCGGCATGCGGAACTGGCATTCGATCAGGCGCACGCGGCGCCGCGCCTCGCTGTCGATGTTGCCGCGCCCGCCTGCCAGGTAGCTGCCGCTGGTGCCACTGACATGGCGCTCACTGGTATGGCCCTGGAAAAAGAATTCATCCTCGGCCCACTGCTGGGCGCTGAACTCCTCCTCGCGCAGCACAGCACGCTCCAGCACATCGCGGCGCTGCGGGTACATGGTGACAGCCACGTCCTCGTCCACCCAGCGCGTGCGGAACAGGTAGCGCGCATCGCTCAGGTCCGGCTCCATGGCCATCGAGTCCCAGAGCACATTGCGCCAGTCCTCGTACTTGTCGTAGATGATCTCCTTGGTGGGGTCGTTGCGCACGCCGGAGTCCACCCAGCCCACGCCCACCTTCACCGTGTCCTCGAAGGCGCGCGAGCGGTTGAACGTGGTGCGGTTCACGTCGCTGACGTACTTGAGCACCTTGGTCTTCACGTCGGCCAACTGCACGTCGTCCTCGGCGCGCGGCAGCACGCTCCAGTCCACGCGCGCGCGGCGCTCCGTGCCAATGAGCCAGTCGCACATCACGGCCACCTCGTTGAACACCAGGGGCACCTGGCCGCGCTCCTCCAGCACGGCCGCGTCGGCGGGGTCCCATTGATCGCCGTCGTAGTAGTCGGCGTCGATGGACATCTGCAGGCGGTTCTCGGCCTGGATCTCGCGCTCGCGGTAGTACCAGCTCAGGAGCTTGCGCAGGGTCTTGCGGGCCTCGGGCTGGTCCAGCGGGTGCGGCGACGCCTCCTCGTCAGCGTCGAACTCCAGCGGCATGTCGTTCAGGATGCGCTCGCCCACGCCCGCGCGACGGTTGAAGCGGGCCTCAAGCTGGGACATATTCGGCCCCCAGGTCCGGGATGGTCAGGGCCTCGGCCGCGATTTCCTTGCCATCGGACTTGACCACCAGCGTGCCGAACTCCTGGCCCGCGCGCTGCCATGTGGGCTCGCTGGGCATGCTCACCAGGTCGGGCAGGCCCTCGTTGACGATGGTGGCTACGCGCACCCAGTTCGGCCGGTTGGGCTCGATGCCCAGCACCTCGCAGGCCTTGACGCAGGCGCGGGCCAGGTAGGCGGGGTCATCGTAGAGATAGGCCGCGCTCTCCATCACCACGTACCAGGGTGATTTCGGGCGGTAGGCCGGGATCAGGACCAGCGCGCGTTCGGCGTTGATCCAGGTGTAGACGGCCAGCAAGTCCCCATGCTGGCGGTGAAGGTGCGCTTTGCGCAGGTCGATACATGCAGGCATGCCCGCGAAAGTGGCAGGCTTGGTACGGGATCAGCGTGCCATGCCGCCCGCGCGTCGCCTGAGAGGCACAGCGCCCGCAGTGTCGTTGTCCATCAGCGGCAGGGCCATGTTGATGTAGCGCCACACGTCTGCGCCGTGGCTGGCGTCATCGTGCAGCGGTGGCCCCGGCTCGCCCGTGCGCGGGTCGATCTGGCGCTTGTACCGGCTCAGGCAGTCCAACAGCTTGGCGCAGCGCTGGGCATCGATGTAGGCCGAGGAGAAGATGCCGCGCGCCAGGCGGATGCCCGACTCCAGGCCCGCGCGCTCCAGCACCTCCACCTCGCGGCCCATGTCCTCCAGGATCTGCTGGGCCGTCTGCCCGGTCTTGAAGTCGCCGTGGGCGCCGTCGTGCGGCAGGAAGTCCGTGCCCCAGCGATAGGACAGCTTTTCCATCTGCTCCACGTACCATTCCAGCGTCTTCTGGTTGTCCTGCATGAAGTTGATGACGCGGAAATCCATGGCCGTGCGCTGCACGAAGGCGATGGCCATGTTGTCGGCCCAGCCCAGGTCCCAGACCGTATGCACGGGCAGCTTGGGGTTGTAGGGCACCAGGCACACGCGGTCGTCGTTGTACAGGCGCTCCACCTCCTTCGCGTAGATTGCGCCGGCCAGCGTGCGCTTCGGGCGACCCTCCCAGACGTTCCAGTAGGTGTCGGGATCGCGCTTGAAGTGCCGGCGGCGCTCCTTCTCCAGCACCTCGGGGAACCATGGGTTGTCCCGCCAGTTGATTTCGCACAGCCAGGTGTCGCTGTCGGCCGCCTCGATGAACCGGGCATAGGTGGCGTCCGTGGCCAGGTCCGGATTGAGCGTGAGCCAGATTTCCGAGCCGGGCCGGCGGATGGTCGGCACCAGCACCTCCCAGCTGCGCGCGCTGACGCTCTGGGCCTCTTCCACCCACACGATGTCGATAGCCTCATAGGACTTGATGGAGTCCACCGTATGGCTCTGCAGGCCTGCGAACAGGATGAGCGTGCCGTTGGCGCCGCGAATCTCCGTGTCCAGCACCTCGTAGAAGCCGCCCAGGCCCAGGGCCGCAATCTGGTCGGACAGCAGGCGGTGCACCGAGTCGCGCATGGACTTCTGGATCTCGCGCGCGCACAGGATGCGAAGCGGCCGGTTGCTGCCCATCACCAGCAGGGCCATGGCCACAGACCAGGACTTGGCCCCACCGCGCCCGCCGTACATGACCTTGAAGCGCTTGGGCTGCCACAGGCCGCGCAGCTTGGCGGGGAACTCGACCCGAACGCGCGCCCGGTCTACCTCGTAGTCCTCGGCAAAGTCCGGCTCCAGGTCCTCGCCGGCCAGGGCCGCGTCCAGGGACAGCACTAGGGCCGTGGGCCGTGTGCTGGGTGGCGGCAGCTTCATGCGCCCTCCCCGTCACGGGGATCGTTCTCGCGCGCTGGCGCATCCACGAAGTGCAGCTCGAAGTGGCCCACGCCGCTCCCGCCGCCCTGCTGCTCGTTGTCGCGCTTGTAGAGCCCGTGGTAACGCATCAACTTCTCAACCACATCCAACTGGCTGTGCACCTGGATCTCCAGCCCGTACTTGCCTTCCTTGGCACCCGCGAACAGTGCCAGGGCTCCCCGGCTCATCCTGCGCGTGTCCTTGAGGACGGCTCTCGGCTGCCCAGCACCAAAGCATTCCGGGCATTCATCCACGGGCGCCTTGTTCGCGTCGTAGCCCACGCCGCCAAGCTCCGGGAAGTCCCCAGGCGCCTTCTTGGCGTCGAGCCACTTCTCGTGCTTGGCGTTGTATTCCGCCAGCGTGTACTGGTACTCATGCCCCACGCCGTAGCAGTGCCGGCAGCAGGCGACGTAGACCTCCACCAGCTCGCGGGGATCGGCCATCAGCATGTCGTTCAGCCGGCGCACCACGTCCTCGGCCTTCACCTCGGCACGCTCCACCACCGCCTGGCTGAACTCCTTCACATACGCCTGCACCTTTGCATCTCTCAACAGACGCGCACCCTGCGAAGCCGCCGTAGCAGCGCTGTAGCCTGCAGCGATGGCCGCCTGCGTGGCGTTGAAGGCCAGAGCCACATACTCCCGTGCAAAGGCCCTGTGCCGGTCCTCCGTGGTGATGTGCTGTTTCTTCGGTGCCGCACCATCCTTGGCCTTGGTGGTCTTCGCGGTCTTGCGGGCTGGTTGCTTATTCATGCTCAAAACGGTGGCAGGCTTGGGACGCCCTTGTCCAACTCGCTATGAGAAAAAGCCGACTATTTGGATTCGGATGATGCTTTTGGAGATATTAGAGCCAACCAGCCTTCTATTGCATTTTTTCTGATCTGCAGCCTACTCTCCATAGAACTAGCAACCAGCATTCCTTTAATAGATCCATCCCATAAGAACTGCGACTCCCACCCCATCCATTCCCTATCGAACTTCTTCCACTTTACCTGCATTTCACAAAAACTTGCTCTATCCCCTGTCTCCTTAGCCACCGTCAATGCTCTCCAAAGAGTCGATACGAGTGAAGCTCTAACACCATCGCAACTTTTCCAAGCCGCGCAATTCCTCTCATATTGCGTAAGAGGCTCATCTTTCCATATTGTGGCCCATAAAATTGCATCAAGCGCCTGGACCATTAATGCACAGGAATCAATAGCACCCTTCGCGTCCTCAAACGACAACTGAAATCCCGAAGCAGTTTCATGCGCAAGAATATGTCTATCTTTAAATGCACGAGATAGCCCGGCAAATAGATCTTTTACAGAAGGCACTAGTAATTTTTGATCCTCAACCTCATTCCTTACATCATAAGGATTAACTGCTTCAGCCACAAGTCCTTTAAAATCCACATCCAGCAATGCGGTAAAAGTGTTTTCAATGTTTGCAACTGAGCTAAAAGCGATTACATATGCAACAACATCTCCTATCGTAACTGCCTTACGGTGAATGAGTGGAACGATGTCCGAGGCAGACTTAAGCTTATCTTTGGCGAAAGCAACCCCACGCTCCGTATACTCTGGCCCAGCATTGACTATCGTTGCAACCACTGCTTTAAAATTCCCCTCCAATGCTGCAATGGCCGCCACCGGGAAATAGCGAAACAACTCAGCATCACCATTGGGCCCAATATTTCTCAAACTTCTACTTAAAGCAGATAGCCTAGAAGATGTTTCATAAAGTTCAATGCCATCAATGCGTCCAAGTGTCATGCGCTCTCTAGCGCTTCTCACACCTTCTTCAATCTCTAAGCCTAAATTTTTGGCCATAGCAAAACATCTCCAGAGATAGGCAAAATTACCGTTAATCTAACGTATCATTCAATGCAAATCGCCTACTATATATGAGAGCGTTCTAAGTCCCCCAGGAATCGGTAACGCATCACCGGCTTCCGCGCCGGCAACTCAGTGAGCCGCCCCTCCACCACACCTCCACGCACCAGGTACAGCAGCGCCCAATCGATTTCCCCTTTGCTGCGGCCCAAGGCCAGGACCAGCTCGGAATGGAAAAACCAGCGCCCGGGGGCCTGGCGTAGAAACCGCAGCAGCACGTCTGTGCCACTGCCCGGGCGGATGACGCCCGCAGGACGCGGGTTGTTGTGCCGCGCCCCCTCCTCGTGCCAGCCCTCCAGCTGGCCAGCCATCCAGTCCATGCAGCTCAAGCGGGGCCACCTTCTTGTTTTTGCGTGTCGTCGCGGTTCATCTTCGCGGCCTTGGTTTCCAAGATGGTCCTCTTTCAAAAATCCAAAATCGGCGTGGCGTTGAGCAGGCCCAGCGCCCACAGCACAGCGGCGCGGTCGCGGGCATCGGTGTTGGGAGCGCCGGCCAGCGCACGCCATGCCAGGACCTGGCGCAGGTGCGCGGCCATGAACGCGGCTTCCTTACGCGCGGCCGGCGCAGGCCCCTGGTCCAGCCAGGAATGGCACGCGGCACAGCCCCAGGCGCTGTAGTGGTCGTCGGCCTTCCTGCGCTCGCCCTTCCCGTGGATGGACAGATTGCTGTGGCAGCAGACCACCGTGGTGGTGTCATTCGTGCAGATGCCGCGGACCAGCAGCAGGCACTGCTGACCCTTGGCCAAGGCACGCAGGCGCGGGTTGCGCTGGGCCACGGTCTTCGGAGCGGGCACGACCTGGTGCTGATCGATGACCGCCACAGTGGCAGCGCGCGGCCGGGCCTCGGCCATGGCGCGGGCAGCACGGGCCTCCAGGCGCTGCTCGCGCGCCAGCTCGTGGGCACCGTGGGACGCAGGAGCGGCCCGCCGGCGGAACCCTGCCCCGCCGGACTTCATGGCAGTGCGGCGCATCAGGGGCACACCCCGCCAATCACCTCGCCCGTGTCCGGGTGGGTCTGCTCGCGCTCCCACTGCTCGAAGGTCGCAGGGAACTCGACGCCCAGGTCGGTAACGGCATGGGCCATCACGCGGTCGATCAGGTCGCCGTACTCGCGCACGCCCAGGCTCTCCGAGCTGATGCGCTCCTGCGTGGTGGTCGTAGCGCCGCTGATCGGGTCATGGTGCGTCACCGCACGGCTGCCCAGGTACTCGGCGCGGAAGTGCTCCTTCCAGGTGGCTTTCGAGTGCCGGCGGCCGTCGATGATGACCTGGCGCGCGATCTCGGCCAGCACGAAGTCGTGATAGAAGGTCCGCTGCCTGTCGGTCTTGGCGTCCTCATGCAGACGCACGAACACCTCCAGCCGGCGGCCGGCCTCCCACTGCTGCATGCACCAGGGCGCCACGCGCTGCAGGAAGTTGGCCCGGGCCTGCTCGGGGCCATCCCAGTGAGCGTGAAGGGCAATTTCAGCCACATCCACCTCCCCGCAGATCCGCCGCGCGGCGGAATGACCATGCCACCATAGCCGCATCGCGGCTGTGCTCGTTGCTCGGACCCGTCCAGCCCGTGACCGCAGCGAAGCGCTTCGCATCCAGCTTGCCGCCCTTCCCTGCCGGGCTGATGCCGTGGGCAGGGATGCCCAGGTCTGCACAGTGCGCCGTGATGTCGGCACAGCGTGCGTCCACCTGGCCGACATTGCGCGCCATCTTGGCGCTGGCGGCGCCGGTCTTGCCGCGCGTCCAGGTATGCGACTGCAGCCGGCTGTCCTCGAAAACGACGCGCGACGGCATGCGCGCGGCCAGCGTGCGCTCGATGTGGTGCGGCGGAATCGTCAGCAGCTCCACCAGCTGGCCGTCCACGAAAACGGCCACGCCCGTGTTGGCTCCGGGGTCCATTCCAAGGATCACGCTCATGCTCTCTTCTCCTGCAAATAGCCAGCCACCTCTGCAGCGGTACGCCGCTTGGCTTGGCTTAGGCGCATGCGGTCGGCGCGGGCCTGAACCTGCAGCTGGGTATAGCGCTTGGCTTTGATTGCGAAGGCCTCGCGCAGGTTGGCCAGCTGGGCCAGCACTTCGCGCTTCGGGCCGCTGGGCATGGACTCAGGTGCCGGCAGCGCCAGGGCTGCGCGAGGGGCCGGCAACTGCAACTGCTCGCGCAGGTCGTCGGTGAGGCCCTCCAGACCGCCCGGCAGCCGGCCTGACGTGATGGCTTCCTGCACGGCGCGCGTCCGGGCTTCGGGGTCGTGGCCCAGGCTGACCTGCACCACAGGACGGCGGCGCAGTGCCCGAGCTTCGCCCGTGATCCGGCCGTAGGCCTCGATGAATGCCTGCCGTGCCCCGAACTTGTCTCCGGCATTCAGCAGCGGCGCGGCCACGGACCAAGCCTCGGCGATCTCGTCGGTCCACACCACGGTGGCCTGCTGGTCAGCGCTGGTCAGCGCAAGGCCATAGGCTTCGGCGGGCAGCATGCGACCCATGGCGTGGTCAACGTACTGCAGCACAGTGCCAGTCAGGATCGGGCCGCGATGCTCGGCACGGATGCGGGCCAGGGCCAGGCGCAGCACAGGCTTGTCGATGTGGGCCAAGTCTTCCGCCAGCAGCAGGAGCGCTGCAGGCCGGACCTGCTGGCCGCTCAGCTCCATGGTGGCGCCCAGCTCCTCCAGCAGCCAGTCGGTGTCGTGTTGGTCACGCATTGCCGCCCTCCCCGTTGCCCCTGCCGCCGCGCTGGCGCAGCAGCCGCTTGGCCTCCTCGATGGCGTCGAAGTTGGCGCTCGTCTTGTCGGCCGCCTGCGCTGCCGTGCCTGTCACGGCTTGGCCACGGGCCCACTGGGTGCGGTAGCCCTCAGCCTGGTTCACCAGAACGCCCACGCCGTGCGTGCTCTTGACCACAAAAGCCTCGTTCACGTGCGCCACGTACCAGGCTGCGACCAGTGGTGCCTCTTCATGCCCCAGGCGCTTGACCAGCGTCTTCACGTTGGCGTTCACAACCTGGTTGCGCACCGGCTTGACGCCATAGCGCTGCTCGTAGGCCAGGCTGTAGGCCGACCAGGTGGCCCGGCATGCGACCTGCACGGCGGTCTCGCCGTTGCCATCTGCAACGTCCACACCGTCGCGGCCCGGCTGCGCAGCAGGCGGGAATGGTTCTTTGGCGGTTCCTTTACGGTTCCTATTACGGTTCAATGATGATTTGGGTGCGCCATCTGCACCCCCGGGGTGCGCCATATGCGGGGGGTGAGGTGCGCCATCTGCACCAGGGGGTGCGCCATCTGCACCACCCGGTGCGCGGTTTGCACCCGGTGCGCCATCTGCAGGGGGTGCGCTATCTGCGGGGGATGCGCCAGATTCACCCGGTGCGCCATCTGCACCCCTGGCGCGAGCGCGCTTTGCTGGAGCCGCCCCGGGGTTGAAACGCGCGGGCGTGATGGTGTAGCTGGTGCTCGAATTGAATCGATACTCACGAAAAACCAGACCCACGGTCTGCAGCCAGGCAATCGCCTCCTGAACAGCACGCTCCGAAAGGCATGTGCGCCTGGCAATAGTTGAAATTCCAGGCCAGCACACGCCATCGTCGTTGGCTTGGTCGGCCAGCGAAATCAGCACGGCTTTTTGGGATGCACTCATTCCTTGCAGCGGCCAGCAGGCCGCCATGACAACCGTACTCACCGAAGCGTCTCCTCCTGAGCCTCATCAGCTGGCAGACCAAAGGTCTCCGGCGGCGCTCCAAGCGCCTCCACCAGCAGCGGATTGCCCCGCAGCTGACGCACGATCAGACTTGCCTCATGCAACGCTTCTTTCGCATGCTCTTCCAGCAGCGCCTCGATGTAGGCCGGGCGCTCCATACCCTTGGCCCGGGCCAGCGCGTCGAGCACGCGCAGGGTGTTGGCGTCGCACTGCTGACGCAACTCCATGGTGTCGGAGCAGTTGGTGCGACCAGTGCCGCGGGCGAACGCGACCAAACCACGCACGGCGCGGCGCAAACCATTGCCCGTTGAGATGAATTTGTCAGCCATAAAAGGCCTCTTGAAAAGTAAAGGTGCCCACCCCCTCCCGGGGCAAAATGGAAGCTTCCACACAACCATTTCCGGGAGGGGCAGACATGAGAAACCCACTGCTGGCAGATGCCATCGCAAAGTGGCGATTGATAGAGTTGAGGTACGACGGATTCACCCGTCTTGTGGAGCCGCATGCATATGGCATCGGCAGCGACGGCACAGAAAAGCTGCGGTGTTGGCAGACCAGCGGCGGCAGCGTGTCGGGCGAGCGCCAGGGCTGGAAGCTGCTGAACGTCAACGAAATACGCGCCACCACCATGAGCGAACAGAGTTTTTCCAGCGCTCGGCCAGGCTACAAGCGAGGCGACTCAGCCATGCCACGTATCTACGCTCAGCTTTAACAAGAGCTCCACAGTTGCACGGCTGTACAGATTCAGCCGGTGCCAAATGCACAGCACAGTCGCTGGTGTGCTGCACGCCTGCACGGCAGGCATCGCATTGGCAAGCCTGCTGCTCCAACTGAGCCATCTCGCGGCCCAAAGATGAGACGTTGCCCTCGATCCGTTCGCTCATGCCATGCCCTCTACAGCCGAGACCGGCGGCAGCTGGGCGCTGCCGTAGATGTGGTCATAGGTAAGAACCAAGCCGAAATCGCGCGCGGCGTAGGCGATGAGCCGCCCCGCCATCTCAGGCAACAAGGTCTGGCCTCGTTCGTAGTGGTATACGTTGCCTTGGGTACAGCCGATGCCGTCACCCAAGGCCTTCTGGGTGATTCCGAGGTGTTTTCGGATGCGTCTGAGGTTGTGCATCCCCAAATACTAGCAGTGCTTTTAATTTTGTCAACAGCAGTGCTTTTTGCCGTTTGGCAACAGTTTTACTAGCCTCGCTATTTATGAGTGAAGAGATCCGCAGAACCCTGACCGATGAGCACCGCGAGGAGTCGCGCAAGCTCAAGAGCCTGTGGGTTGAGCGCGAGGAGCGCGTGTCCCAGGCAGAGTTCGGGCAGACCTATGACATAGGCAGCCAAGCAGCCGTGGGGCACTTCCTCAATGGCAAGGCCGCGATCAGCTTGAAGGCCGCGCGAGGATTTGCAAAAGGATTGGGGTGCGAGATCGCAGACTTCAGCCCCAGGCTAGCTGCGGAAGCAGCTGCGCTGGGCGAGGTTGCCGGTGGCGGTAGTCAGCCGCTGAACTTCACCCAATTGTCCAAAGACGAAATGCAACTCGTCATGGTGTACCGGAGCGTCCCCAAATCGACCCAAGCCAAGTTACTGGCTGACGCTGAGGCGCAGCTCCGCCAACACCAGGGAGAGGGGGAGCGGCACCCCCCGGACGCAACAGGGCGGACTGCTCATCGACGTGTAGCGGCACACTTGGAATAGCCAGCTCACCCGGACTTCCAGCACTCGGCAAAAGCGCCTTCACATCCACACGCTCGTAGTGCGCTCCGAATAGCAAATGGTGAGCGGAGGCGCAGTACGCTGCAGCCAAGTCCGCCACCTGGAATGCTGTAGGCACGGTCACCCCTGTCTCCCAAGCGGAGACTGTCTGCCTCTTCACGTCCAACAGTTCTGCCACCTCATCTTGCGAGAGCGCGCAGCGGCGACGGGCGGCACGCAACCGATCGCCCAGTGCTTTTTTTCGTATTGGCGTCATCGCGTTCTCGCGAAAAACTGTACACACATACAGTATTCACCAATAGTCGCACTTTTGCAAATGCAAGCCATGCTTGCGCAACCGTGCGTTGCGGGAGGTGCAAGCCTGGCTTGCAAAACGCCATTTTTTGCTCTGAGACGGAAAAAAATACAAGCACTGCTATTGCATTGATAAAAAAGCACTGCTATTATTTAGCCATCAGCAGCAATCTCGCTGCTGATGGGCGCCACCAACATGCCGCCCTCGTTCATACAGCAGGCACGGCTGGGTAAA